TTTTAGTGGGGACTTGCGATCACAATTATTTCCGCTCAAAGAACTTATCGCAATGCTGACAGACGAACTGATTACTATGAGCGACGCACAAGGTGATCGGCTTATCTGGGTTGCTCGTATGAGTAGCGACAGATTTGATGGTTGCTATGTGGGGTAAGATGCTGTCCCCATTAATACTGGTGATAATATTTTGGGCGTAAGTCTCGCACCTCTGGATCGGCTGAAACTTTGGTGGAGAAAGAAAGATGTATTGATCCATTATTCTAGGGCGACGACTTTATTTAGGCGTTCGTAGATGCTCCGCCATGATGGAGGCGGTGGTGAGCACCCTTGCGATGATGACCCAGACCCACAGAGGTCAGCACATCTTGGGCGGACTGGGGGAGCATCGGCTTAATCTTCTCGGCGACCGCCCTAATTTGAGGGAGGTGAGCCATCGCCATCTCACGAACACGAGAGATTACATTGCCCATGCGGTGCAGAGCGTGTTTGCCTCCAACCCAGCGAGTGAGCCCAGAGCGAGACCCAGCCATCGGCGCAGAGATGATGTCCGCCTCCGTGAGCACACCCTTGATGATGCGAGACGAACCACGAATGGTCTCAAAGAAACCAGAGTTCGCCGTAATCGTGTAGAGATTGTAGGCGATGCTCGTACTGCTCGTAGGATTGTAGAAAGTTGCGTTGAACTGGAAGGTGAAGTTGCCGACCAGCGACGGCGCTTGACCGCTCTGGAGGGTGACATCTTGGGACGGCTTGAGCACGAGGAAACCACCAGTCGTCGCAACAGCGGATAGGTCGCCATCACCAGCAGTAGAGAGCGAAATACCACACTTCGCCTTACCAGACCACTGCGACCAAGGGAGGTCAAGACCATTGCGCACACACATGGCGTAGAGTTGCTGGGCAGTCTGGGAGCTCAAGAGACCGCTAAAGTTGTCCAGATTGATTGAGATGGGCTGGGCGTTGGGTGAGCCGTATGAGTTGAAGGGGTAGTACCAGTCGCCGTCCGTCGCCGAGTAAGACTGGGGTTTGCAGTAGAGAATGAGGAGGTCTGGGATCTGGGGAAGCGTAATCGTCTGGGACTGGACGCTGAATGTTCCAAACGCTGGGGCAGTCGCCGAGCCAGAGAGGACATAACGAGGGAACTCCATGTAAGGCACGACGCTCTTCTGGGGCAGAGGGAGATCAAGAGACGGCGTTAGGAACTGGACATTGACTTGGGGAGTGCCGAACGGCGAGACAACATTGGCGTTGTAGCCGAGCGCCGAAATTGTTGTCACCACGCCGTTGGTACGGAGGCAACGACCAGAGAGCGCCGTCAGCGAGGGGCTTGTCGTGTTCATGATGAGCTGAATGTTCTGGACACCGAAGATGCCAGTATCCCACTCGTGGCAGTCGCTGAAGACGAAGGGCGACATAACGAGCTTCTCCGTAGAGGTGAAGCGAACGAACAGAGGGTAAGAAGCCGTACCAGTCGTCTGGAGGGGAATGCCTTGAGCGTTGAAAGTGACAGTGACCCCACCGCTAGTGTATGTAGAACCACTGGGGTAGGCATCGGCTAGAGGAACACCAGCTGGTGTCGTGAAGGTGACATCACCCCATGCGCCGTTGGGGACTGAACCACTATCTACAGCTAGTTCATAGCCACCAATGGGGTTATTGATTGCGCCGTAGGCACTGGTGTAAGACTGGTAAGTGTCTAGGTAGGTGGGGCATGTGCGCTGGGCTCGGTTCTTCTTGTAGTCCGTTAGGCGCAGTACCTCCCAGAGCACATCGTTGAGGTTGATCGTCGTGCTCGTGTCGTTGATGGTCGCCGTCATGGTATTGACGAGCGAATGGAGAGGGAACGCCGAGAGGGCTACATCACGACCGAAGAGGCACACTGGGACACCAGTAGAAGCCGTAGCGACTGGCGTAGCCGTGAATTGCAGAAAGCACTGGGAAGTCCATTCAATCGCACGATCAACGAACACATTCAACGACGGCACTTGGATCTGGTAGGTCTGCTGGGACGAAGTGGCAGCCAACGCACGAAAGGGGCTGTTGGTCAGCGAGAGCGCACCCTTCTCAACAGCGTAGCGAGGCTTCTGCTGGACAATACGATCATCAAAGATTGAGACCTTCTCAATATCGGCGGACATTTGTATATCTTATACCTCTTTTATTTTTGAGGCAATTTTCATGGAGACAATTCTCACCCCTTCTTGCCAACTCCCTTTTTGCGAAACAAAACTTTTAGGCTGACAGATGATCCGTTGTAGAGTGTCACTGGGACAAGGGTGGAGGTGAGCCGAGACTTCCAGAAAACTTGAATATCTATGGCACGAACCTCTTGCTTGGACGAAGTGAAGGAGGTGAGGCGGTACTCGGCAGTCGGCGCATACTCAATGAAATCTCGGTAATCGTTGGCGGTGTTGAGCGCTAGGGCAACATCGGTGATAATGGGGGTGAAAGCCGAAGAGGAGGTGTTTGCACTTGCCGTGTTATTGCCCTCGCCATACACGATTGGTGCGCCGACTTGTTCGCTATACAGCGGTAAGAGGGTGCTCGTGAAAACAATGCTTTCAATCGGCGACCAGAGTTGGCTGGTGCTGTTGTATTCTTGGTTGAGTGTGAGATAGATTGGGGCAGTGGTTTGGGGGTTTGCAGTCGTTTGAGTAGGAGGGAAGTAGTAGTTCGTGCCGTTGAGGTCTTCCACGATAAGCTGGTAAGTCTTGCCGAAGTTGGTAATAATAGGCACTAGAGTAGAAGTATAGCCTCCATTGAAAATGAAGTTTAGATTGGCGAAGAGACCATACATGTTCGTGTTGAAATACATGTTGCCCCTATCTCCAGATGTGCTGGGGTAGAGCGGAGGCGTATTTTTTCCAGTAGGGTTCGTAAGGCAAAAAGTGTAAGGCACAAGAATAGTAAAAGTCGTGCCCTTGTAGAGAAACGAAGGAGGATTGAATGTTGATGTTGATGCCCAGCTAGGTACTGGGTAATCAGTCTGGAGCACCCATATCGTGCCGTTGCTCGTGTAGAAGTTTCCAGTATCGTTGGTTCGGTAAGTCTGTCCAGAAGTGGATAAAGGGCTCGGTAGATCACTGAAGGTCGCAACATTAGAGCCACCAGCCAAGTTCCATGCAGACCCAAACTGATAAGGCAGAGACCCAAGAGGATAGTAAGCACTCGTTCCGCTCATAATCGTCGCATTATCACGAATGGACTTATTGACAAGGTCTAGCCACCACTGATACGACATGACATAGTAATACGGCGACGACACATTCTGTTGTAGTGTTGCCGTAGGAGGAAACGGCAAATCTAGACCTTGCGAGTTGTAAGCGTTGATAAACTCACTGACGAACTTAACATACGCAAAAGCGTAGAAAGTCTGTGCTCCAACAGAAATACCCTTGTAGGTCGTAGTTCCAGTCGTAATCCAGTCTAGACCAATACCATACGCCGTCAAATCTCGGTCTCCACCATTCACTTGGATCTGCGGAATGAAGAGCGGTAGATTACGACCGCAACCATTCATGGTGAAACGAGTAATGCTGAAGTTGTACTTGGACACATCGCTGATAATCGCCGTACTACGAGTTTCTTGGAACTGAACGACTGGCGCTTTGCCTAGCGGTGTCGCAGTCAGCGAGTTTTGATTGACGATGTTGGCGTTGTAGTAGATGTGATCTGGTTCATTATCCAGATTACCTTGCTGTTCGCTGAAGTCGTAGTCAATGGACGACGAGTAAGCCATTCTGTATATCTTATGCTGTCATTCTTTTATTTGTGAATTAGCGGATAGGTTAATCCAGCAACGAAATCATCGGCATCTAATTTACTTTTCTTAATCATATCGTGGTATTGTGGTAAGGAAAGGTGATTGAACAAAAGACGAGATGCAGTGTGGCGACCGCATGTTTCAATACTATCCTTCTCCTTCTGGTAAGGGGTCTTGTTGTAGATGACTGGGACTTCACTTTGCCGTAAGAGTTTGGTGAGAATAGGTTGATTGATGCCCAGTTCTTTTCGCAACCCACCACTTGCCCATTGAAGCTCATTATCTGGTTTCTCGCCGTAGGGATCAAAAAACTCAATATGGTCTGGTTTGCGCAGAAGACCTACCCAGTGCCCAGTATGGTCATTCTCGGTCAAGTAAAGCATGACGGCTCGTCCATCGTCATCAAAAACTTCGTCAATGTTTTTTACATTCTTCAAATACGGATAGGTAAAAATATGCGTATTTGGAAGCATCTTCGCAATATCGTCGTCTCCCAAAGCGTACCCCTCAACTTGTTGTAGGGTCATTCTGTATAGAAGGGAGATTTGAAAGTTGGGGTTTTAGGGATTTTGGGGTCGTAGGTTCTATGTCTAGAGATATTGCCATCTCCTTTTTACAGCACATAGACCGACATCGTGTATGGTTTATTGCCTTATATACCGCATAGGCTAGTGCGAGACATAAGGCAACACTTACGCCACCGATAGAACTACTTAAGAAATTATTGGTGTCCATTACATTGGAGACTGAAATTAGTTTCCAGCAGTTGTGATCTGCCATGATATTGCGAAGGTTGTGGGAGTTTGGGGAGGAGATACACCACCACCATTATTGCAAATAAAAAAGGTAATCTTTCCAGCACTAGGAACTGCCTTTGTCAGCCAATTATTGAGAACATCGTTTTCGCTTCCATTCTGGATTGTGGCGGTGACAACACTCGTCGCAGTTGCCGATGGAACTGAAAACTCTGCGTAATATTCGCCTCCACCGACAGAAGGTGTCCAAGTAAGGCTAGGATACGACGCAATACCAGCCACATTGTAAGAACCTACACCTAGAGACTTGCGTGTTTGCGGATCTTTGAGTTGAGAGATAGACATCTTTATCATTATCCATATTTTAATCTTGATGTAAGATCTTTGCGGTGTGCTGGGAAATGAGGTATTGAGGGAAGTTTTTGCTTACACAAATCCAGCGCCCCAGTTTGCGCAAATCTTTGATTTCGTCAGCGTTCATGCCGATGTGGGTTGAGAGCAAATACTTGAGCGCATGGTACGAAGTCGCTTGGGGATAGACCACAAAATGCGTTGCCTCATTCAGCAGTAGGCGTGTCTTTTTGTAGTTCGTAATGTAGTGAGTGAGGCACAAAATCGTAGTGCCAGTATGCCTTCCTTGTATAGCCAGATCATCAATGAGCGTCTGCACTGCCTTTCCTTCTGCGCCTTGAAATGTGTCGTAGTCGTCAAAGATAAGCATACAATCCTTGAACTCCTCAATAGACGGATAGTCATCAACGAGCGTATCTACACGAATGCGCTTGGGCTTTCCAATCTTCATCGTATCTAGAGTGCTGTCCTCATTCAGCTTGGAAATCAAATAAATCTCTCGGCTGGGAAACATGCGCTTATACGCTTCGGCAAGTTGCCGAGCAATATACGACTTACCAGAGCCAGACGCTCCAGCAATGTACCAGACTGACCGAGTTTTAGGATCGCTGGGAGGAATGAGCTGGAATGAGCAGTCGTCTGGGAGCACCACACTCGTATCATGCGACTGGTCGGCTTGTATGCGGTGGTAGAGATGCTTGATCTCATCACCTTCTAGCAGATGCTCCGTAGGAACTCCACGAGCCATTGCTTCTTGAAGGCGATTGAAGACCGCTACACGCTGGGCTGGTTTGAGGTGCTTCAGTTCCTTATCGTAGCGCACTGCATTGATTTCTCGCTTGGGCTTACGAGCCTTCTTCTCGTCGTCTGTATTGAGATACAAAATCTCACCATCGTAATCCCCTCCTTTGACAATTGCAATCGGCTTGGCGGTCTTACTTTCGTCAAACGACAACGAGGGCATTTATTTGACCCAGATATTTTAAAAAAGTGGAAACCATAAGAGGTTTTCGTATGTAGAAATGACTTATTCT